AGAATGTCTTGAAGTAGCCTATAACGATATTAAGGACCGTAAAGGTAAGATGGTAGATGGTGTCTTCGTAAAAGAAGGTGATAGTTAATGCAACCAAAATATCCAATTTATATTATCTCTAAGGGTAGAGCCGACTCACGGCTTACCTCTAAAACTCTTGATGAGATTAGAGTACCATATAAAATTGTTATTGAAGAAAGCGAGTTTGATGATTATAATAAAGGCATTTCAGCCGATAAGATTCTAACTCTACCGCCCGGATTTAGAGAAAATCCAAAGTATGCAATCCCAGATAATAAAGGTAGAATCGGCGGTTCTATTCCAGCACGCAACTTTGTCTGGGATCATTCTATTAAAGAAGGTCATGAGCGTCATTGGATTATGGATGATAATATCAAACATTTCTATAGACTGCATAAAAACCAAAAGACTAAAGTGGCATCTGGTACAGTAATTAGATTGTGTGAAGACTTTACAGATCGCTATAAAAATGTTAAAATGTCTGGTATGAACTATCAGTATTTTGCTCCAGCTTCTCAGAAGAAAAGACCATACACACTTAATACTAGAATTTATTCCTGTATTTTATTATCTAATGATATTAAACATAGATGGCGTGGTAAATATAATGAAGATACCGATCTGAGTTTAAATATTCTAAAAGATGATTGGTGTACAATTCTATTTAATGCCTTCTTATGTGGTAAGATTACAACTCTTGTTATGGGTGGTGGTAATACAGATAATGTGTATGTGGATGGAGATAATCGTTTACAATTTGCACAAGCACTTGTAGAACAACATCCAGACTTGGTTAAAGTTGTTCAAAGATATAATAGGTGGCATCACCATGTTGATTATAGCCCATTTAAAAAGAATAAACTTATTTACCGAGACGATTATGTGGTTAAAGGTGGTACTAATGAGTATGGTATGAAACTACATCCATTAACTATGGATCAATATAAAAAAGCAACAACAGAATTTGGAAATGCGGAGAACCCTTATTATGAGCAAACCTAAAGGCGCTAACTTATTTGTATTAGATGGACAAGAAGACGATCTCGACCCTATGGGCTGGAATGATATGCCAGAATTTGAACAAGAAAATCGTGAAGATTATGCTGCTATTGTGATGCGATTTAGAACAGAAGAAGATTTAAAAGAATTTGCACAAAAGATTGGTCAACCAAATCTTACTAGAAAATCACGCGGTACGTTCTACCCAGCTGTTGATTTTAATGAAGCTAATCTTCTACGTTGGATGGATGAAGATCAAATACAGAGTTGATTATGGAAGTTTCTGCAACATTCTTTAAATCTATATATGATAATAAAACTCATAAGAACATGAGTTTTTCTGGCTTTCCTCAGTTTGAGGAATTTCTATATAAACTATCTGAAAGAAAATTAGAAGATAAAAAAGCTGCTCAGCTCATATCACCAGCAACTTATATTAAAGATACTACAAGAGCAAATAAAAATGTAGTTGACTGGGCTGGGTGGGCAGCTATGGATGTAGATGACCATGAGTTTAAAGGAGATTTAAAAGATGATCTTATTCGTATCTATGGTAAGTACTATTTTGTTTGCTATAGTACTGCTAGCAGCAGAGAAAGTTTACCAAAGTTTCGTTTGGTCTTCCCACTTACAGAAAGAGTTAGAGGAGATAATATCAGACATTTTTGGTACGCACTCAACACAGAACTCCAAGCAATCGGCGATGCGCAAACTAAGGATCTATCACGAATGTATTATATCCCTGGTTCGTACTCTGGCGCTTTCAACTTTATTTTTACTAATACTGGCGGTAGTTATATAAACCCTCGAGAGTTAATGGCGAGTCATTCATATCAAGAAAAAAAGACCGGCACGTTCTTAGATAGATTACCAACAGAGATGCAAAAATCTATCATAGAATATCGTAAGAATAAAATGGAGAATACTGGTGTTAGTTGGTCTAACTATGAAGACTGTCCATTCGTGAATAAAAATCTTATCAGAGATTTTAAGAATATAGCATATGTTGATAATACTGGAAGATATGCTATGGTTTATAAAATTATGGTTTCAATAGCCAGTAGTGCAATTAAAAAAGAATATCCTATAAACACATTTGAGATTGTAGAACTAATTAAGCAACTAGATGCCGATACAGCTAAGAGATATGAGAATAGACCTCTTAATGTAGAAGCGGATCGTGCTATAGAATATGCATACAGAAATATTTAAAAAAAAAATCATTTTAGGGGTTTACAAGTGATTTGTTTTATGTTATGTTGTAAGAGTAAATAGAATCGGAGACTTCTTATGGCTTACTATACTTACACAAAAGATCCTATCGGTTGTTTTGTTGAGAAAGATACCGGCAATTACTTTGAGTATTCACTTAACGATGAACCTATTTCAGGTTTTTCCGAAGACTTTCCCCATAAAGTTTGGGTAGGCGGCGGCGGTGTATGCGGCATGACGGGTTATAGATTTGCTCATGTTAAAAAGACTGTTGCTGTGATCGTTGTAGACGAAGACGAGTTTGGTCTTCCCGTTACTGAAAAGTGGTATGTTAAAAATCATAACCAATATGCACTTTAGGGGTTTACAAGCTTTTAAAAATAAGTTATATTGATCTTATAAAGAGAATCGGAAGGAATCTAAAATGACTAATGTTTCTACGAATATCAAAAGAGTCGGTGTTTATCTTGGATATTTTACAGTTCAAGAACATACAACAAATGTAAATAATAATAAACCTTCACGCACTTATAATAAATTAGTATTTACTAAAGCAGAAGGTCTTGAGCCTCGCGACTTTAAAGCAATGGGTGACATTGTGTACGGAATGTATGTAAATGATCAATTATTAAAAATTGGTAAAGCCGGATCAACAAATGGTTGGTATGGACGCATTACAACATACGGCGTTGACCCTAAGGGTGAAGCAACTAACCGTAAAATCATTACAAGCCTTAATGAAAACTTTAATGAGAATACAAAAGTTCATGTATATGGTGTTGTGGTTCCACGTGTAAAAGTTGATTATTTTTGTCCAGTAACACAACAGACAATTTCAATTGAGCTGCCACAAAACCATCAGGTAGAAACTCATTTAACATCAGAAGCTGAAGTTGAAGGCGAAGATCTGATATTCTGCACACAGAAAGTTTAATTATGGCTAAAGTAGTATATGGAACAGATATATATGGAGATGATGTAAAGCTTTATGATTATAAAGATACACCTTCATGCGAAATCTGTAATAATAAATTCAGAGGTGGTACCATTGATAAAAAAGGTAGCAGAAAAGCCGATTTACTTACCGATGTTGAAAAGGCTATTAGAAATAAACAGAGACACAGCTATGGCCATTTGCGTAAAATTACAGTCGATAAAATCTTAATGAGCCACATGAAACAACCAAGACCATCTGTATTAAAACCTAATCAAGTCTTTGCATGTGAATGTTGTTATAATGTACATATAAGTACGATAAGAATGTTAAAAGAAAAAGAATTAAATACATTACCGGGTCTTTAATTCCTAAAACAAATAAAATGGTTAGGTGATGAGTAAAGAAAAATTTTATAATTTTTTTAATAATTTCTATAAAGAAGAAATTGTTAGCGTTGTAAAGTATCCAATATATATTCCTTCTAAGGGAAGACCTACCTGTGTCACAGCTAAAGTTTTAGAAGAAAGTGGGCTCAACTATTTAATTGTAGTTGAGCCTCAAGACTATGAACAATACTCTATTTATCATAAACATGACAAGATGATCTGCTTAGAAAAAGACAATCAAGGAATACCATATGTAAGAAACTTTTGTAAAGAACATTCTGATGCAAAATATCATTGGCAGTTCGATGATAATATAAGATCGTTTAAAGTAAGAAAAGATGGTAAGAACATAAAAGAGGATCCATCTAAACTAATATCCATAATAGAAACTTTTACGAATCATTTTGAAAACATCGGCATATCTGGATTTTCTCATGATATTTTTGCTTGGACTAAAAAGTATCCTATAGATATAAACAAACAATGCTATAGTGGTGTTCTTGTTAATAATAATATTAATATAAAATGGAGAGATAATGTCGTAGAGGATACAGATTATTCTTTACAAGTATTATCAAAAGAATACTGTACATTGCTATTTAATACGCTGTTAATAGTTAAAGAAGCCACAAAAAAAGGTAACGGTGGTAACGATAATTCCGACAGTTGGCGACTAAATAGATCGTTAGGATTACAAAACTATTGGCCAGAAGCAAACTTTAAAATAACTCGAGAGTATGGTAGGGTTAAGATAAAACCTTCTCAGATATGGAAAAAGTTTACTCATTTGCCTAAAGGTTCTAATATAGACTTTAATGATAATGATTTATCCGAATTTTTTTAGTTTACAATACCTTTATAATAGTGTATAATAGAGGTATAAAGGAGAATAAAATATGTCACACATAACAGTAACTGGCGGCGCTGGTTTTATTGCTTACCATCTTATACAAAAGCTAGTTGACGAAGGTCATACTGTAACAGCATTTGATAACTTTAATGATTACTATGATGTTGATCTAAAAGAAGATAGAGCAAATAATTTAAAGAATCTTGGTGTTGAAGTGCACCGTCTTGATCTAAAATCAAAAGAACCTTTACGTTTTTTTCTTGCTGCTCATAAACCTGATGCCGTTATTCATTTAGCTGCATATGCAGGTGTTCGGCACTCACTAGATAACCCTCAGAAATATATTGATAATAATATTACTGGATCTCAAAATCTAATCGAAGCTTGTGTGGGTGCTAATATTGAAAATGTAATATATGCATCTACATCGTGTACTATGGCTGGTAATCCGCTACCGTGGAATGAAAATGAAAAAACTGGTTACCAATTAAATCCATATGGTTTTACTAAATCAACTAATGAGTGCCAGTTTATCTCAAGTAAAATTCTTAAAACTACTGGCTTACGTTTCTTTACCGTTTATGGTCCTTGGGGTCGCCCTGATATGGCACTCTTTGATTTTACTAAAAATATTGTCGCTGGTAATGAAATTGAACTATTTAATTATGGCGATATGATTCGTGACTTTACATATGTTGATGATATTGTAAACGGTATTGTTATTGTTTTAAATCAATCTTTATCTCAAACTGAAGAATTTAATGAAATATATAATATTGGTTATGGAGAACAAGTCCAATTAGTTGACTTTGTTGATCATATTGAAACCAATCTTGGTCGTAAAGCTAAACGTAAACTTGTACCAAAACACCCAGCTGATACTCAAGCTACTTGGTCCGACACAACTAAACTGCAAAAACTTGGTTATAAACCTACAGTTTCAATTGCTGAAGGTGTTGAAAGATTTGTTTCTTGGTACAAATTGTATTATGGAGTAAACTAATGCTTTACAAAACTGTCGCATTATATTATAATATATCAGTAGAAGAATTAATGGATAGGCTCGTAAAGAATGGTGAGCCTCTTATCAGTAAATATTATAAGGAAGTATATCCCAATGGGTTCTAAATTAAAAATAGCAATTGTTGGTCATGGTTTTGTTGGCAAAGCCGTTGATCATGGATTTAATGATTATAACTGTACTAAAGTTATTATTGATCCTAAATATGGAAATAGTGTTGATAGTATTAAATCGCTAGACGTAGATGTTTCTTTTGTGGCTGTTCCAACTCCTATGGGTAAAGATGGTGAAATTGATTCATCTATTGTAGTAGAAACTGTAAAGAAGCTTAAACAGCGCCGTAGTGGTATTATAGTAATTAAATCCACAGTAACACCCGATGTTATAAAATCTCTTACTCGTGGTGGTGGTACAAGTTCAAGAGTTGTTTATAATCCAGAATTTCTAACAGAAGTTAATGCTAATTCTGATTTTATAAATCCTGATATGCATGTGTTTGGTGGACATAAAGAAACCACACTACGATTAGAAGAAATTTATAAAGAATATAGTTTATGCAAACCATGTCCAGCCTTCCATATGTCTGCTACAGAAGCCAGCTTTGTGAAGTATGGTCTTAATTGTTTTCTTGCTACCAAAGTTTTATGGTTTAATCAATTCTATGATGTAGTAGAAAAGTTTGGTGGAAATTTCGGTCATATAGTAAATGCTATTGGTACAGATCCACGTATTGGTACATCACATACTAGAGCACCAGGCTTTGATGGTAAACGTGGCTATGGTGGTGCTTGTTTCCCAAAAGATACATCCGCATTTAATACTTTTTCAAACCAAGAGTTTAGCGTTTTAAACGAGGTTATTCGTGCAAATAATGAATATAGAAAAGAGTATGAAAAAGATTCTCGTGAGCTAGAGCAAAACGTAAGCTATGCTTGAATTATTAATATATGCTATTTGTATATATCTGATAATAATATTACTACAGATTTTATTTAAACCACTAATTGCAATATTAGTAATTTTTATTACACTATTTTTATTAGAAAAATATGATATTTTTTATATACATCTATTGTAATTTGGTTTATAATATATAAATTAATACTATACAGAGGAGTATTGTATGTCAATTATGGACAAACTCAAGAAGAATTCAAAACTATCCCACACATCGATTCTTTCTGAGTCTAAATTTTTTACTGAAAAAGATATGGTTCCAACAGATGTCCCTATGATTAATGTTGCACTATCTGGTTCGGTAGATGGTGGGTTAGCCCCAGGTCTTACAGTTCTTGCGGGACCTTCTAAACACTTTAAAACTTCCTTTGCCTTACTTATGGCTGGAGCCTATATGAAGCATCATCCAGATGCTGTAATGTTATTCTATGATTCAGAATTTGGTTCACCTGATTCATATTTTAAACAATTTGGAATTGATACATCTCGTGTTCTTCATACACCAATTACTAATGTTGAAGAATTAAAATTTGACTTAATTGGTCAACTAGAAGAATTAGATAGAAACGATAAAGTTGTGGTTGTTATTGATTCTATTGGTAACTTAGCATCAAAGAAAGAATTAGAAGACGCTAAGAATGAAAAGTCTGTAGCAGATATGTCTCGTGCAAAAGCACTTAAAGGCTTATTCCGTATGAGTACACCATATCTTGCTATGAAGAATATTCCACTTATTGCAGTAAATCATACATATCAAGAGATTGGTTTATTTCCTAAAGCTATTGTATCTGGCGGAACTGGTATATACTATAGTGCAGATAATATTTGGATTATTGGTCGCCAACAAGATAAGAAAGGTACCGAGATTCAAGGTTATCACTTTGTGATTAATGTGGAGAAATCACGATATGTTAAAGAAAAGTCAAAGATTCCTATTACTGTGTCTTGGGAAGGTGGTGTCAAGTCTTATTCTGGCTTGCTCGATTGTGCTCTTGCTGGTGGTTATGCTGTTAAGCCTTCCAATGGCTGGTATGCTACTGTTGATCAATCTTCTGGAGAAGTTGGACCTAAAGTTCGGTACGATGGAACTCTTGATAAGTCCTTCTGGGATCCGATCTTTGCTGAAACGGATTTTAAAGATTTCCTAAAGAAGCAATATAGCATCGGTCATCAGTCTCTTGTTGAAATGGATGAAATTGTGGTTGAAGAGTAATGGGCAAGTATGTAGAAAATAAAGATTACGAATTAATATCAGATGAAAATATTAATGAAGTATGGAATGTTAGAATACTTGAAGGAGAGTTTAACGAGGTTGTAATTCGTTATGGTTCTATTCGTATTGATGGTAAGACTCCAGAAAATGACGAAGAACTGGATTTACATTTTGACTTTGAAGTTATCTCAGCACCAGATGAAGACCTTACGGCAGAAGATATTGGTTTACAATTAGCTGCGGGTGATTTATTATATAGTATATTAGAATCTTCCATAGAAAACAAAGAAGAAATCCATTTAAAAGAGGTGTAAATTTGAACACTAATATAGAACAAGTTGTTCTTAAAAATATTCTTACTAACGAAAAATATATGCGAAAGGTTCTTCCCTTCGTAAAACCCGATTACTTTGAAGGTGTCTATAAGATGCTATTCAAACAAGCAGGTATGTTTGTTGCAAAGTATAATAAACTTCCGACAGCGGAAGCATTTAAGATTGAAATTGATCAGGCTGATAATTATAATGATGAACAGTATAGACATGCTGTTGAAATTATTCCTAGTTTATTTGAAGAAGAAGCG